GCGGAAAAGAGGCGACTCTTGAGAGAAAGAGAAGCTAAGTTGGGGCCTAAAAAAGGTAAAATCAAGAAATAATGATTCACCCCGACGACGATTGTACCGTGATTACCGACATGCCCCTTAGTGACGAAGTGGCTGACTTCATCGAGCAGGGTCTCCATAGAGACATGACAGAAGATGAAGCGGAAGAGTGGTGTAACCAAAATTTGGATAACGTAGTAGCCATATATGAGAAGTACCGAGGTACATACTTGTCATATGGACAGGCGGACATGACTTTGTTCTTTGCACAGACGATTTATGAGAGAGATGATGCACGTGATATGATCAGTCAATTTGTAGATTTTCAATAATTAAAGAAATAAAGTACCTTTACTTTAATGGAATGTTGTGATGTATGTTGTGAGAAATTAAACAAGATAAATCACAAAAAAGTCAAGTGTCCTTTTTGTGATTTAACAAGTTGTAGATCCTGTTCCCAGAGGTACATCCTAGAATCGTTCCAAGATCCACATTGTATGGGGTGTAAGACTTTGTGGAACCGTGAGTTTGTAGACTCTTTCTGTACAAAGTATTTCAGGAATACCGAACTACGAAGACATAGAGAGAATGTATTACTCGAACGAGAAAAGGCTCTCATGCCCGAGACACAACCAGAAGTTGAGCGTATCATACAAATGCGTAGAATTCGTCGTATCATTCGAAAACAAAAGGAAGACTTGATTGAACTTCATCATCGATACGGTACGTTCGATTACGAACAACCTTTACCAGATGAGATTTATAATCTTTATCGTGAGATGGAAATTACATATAGACACCTTGAACAACTCCGAATGAACGGTGCGACAATCGATAACGAACCGAGGCGTTTTGTGCGTCAGTGTCCCGTCGAGGAATGTAAAGGCTTTCTCAATGAGGACTGGTATTGTGGGTTATGTGAAGTTAACTACTGTAAAGACTGTAACGACCCACTGACTCCTGAACACGAATGTAACCCAGAAACTGTAAAGACTATGAAACTTTTAAACAAGGATAGTAAGTCGTGTCCGAAGTGTGGGACAGTCATTCATAAGACGAGCGGTTGTGCACAGATGTGGTGTATTTCGTGTCACACAGCATTCAATTGGCGTACAGGGGAAATTGAAAATGGTCGAATACACAATCCACATTTCATCGAGTTTAAGAGGAAAGTGATGATGTCCAGGGAACATGGAGACATCCCTTGTGGTGGTGTTCCGTCATTCAGGGAGCTCCGCGAAATTGGTGCTACCAACGAAATACTCCAATACGCAATGGTTGTTCATCAAGTGGAACGTGAAAACATGTATTTGGATACGAGACCGATCGACAACACACAAATACGGGTCACCTATATGCTTAACGATATAGACGAACAAACGTTTAAAAATTTCTTACAGCGCCAGGAAAAGTACACAGATAAATCTAGAGACTTGTCGAACATTTTCGAAATGATGGCTAATACAGGTGGTGATTTGCTGCGGCAATACGTCATTGATACAGAACGACACGATGAAATCATCGATCTTTTACAGAAGATCGTAGACTACGGAAATGATATTTTCGAATCAATTCGTAAACGATACAATTGTCGACTTCCCAGAAATATTTATGTATGAGTATTCTAAGATGATACTCATACTGTTCTTGATTTTGATTGTCGTGTACCTGTTACCAGTGTACCCAAAACCCAGAGTGTATCACAATTTCATAACACCCGAAGAGAGGCAACACATCATCAAGAAGAGTGAGGAGATTCTCGAACCATCTTTGGTTTCAGAGGACCGTCTCGTGGATGATTCGGTTCGTAAAAGTGAAACGGCATGGCTTGATCGTAGTGATCCAGTGGTGGATACCATCGTACAGCGGTGTCTCAAAAATACAGATCGCCCAATCATAAACTGTGAACGACTTCAGGTACTCAAATACAAACCTGGTGGATTCTATCAACCTCACCAAGATTTGAACAGACAAGATATAAATCCAAGAATGTATACGTTTATTCTGGCACTCAACGACGACTACGAAGGTGGTGAGACTGTATTCCCAAACCTGGGTAAAACGTATAAACTTAAGGCGGGTGATGCCCTCTTTTTCGATACACTCGACAATTATGAGTTGGAAACGTCCAAGGCTTTACATGGTGGACAACCTGTAAAGTCTGGTGAAAAATGGATATGTAATTTATGGGTGAGGAAGTATCCTTACACTAACTAGTTTTTCACCCGTTTCGAGTTGATCGTAACCGCGAGTTGAATCACCATAAAAGTGTTTATACCTCGAAACTTTAATATCATGTCTAATGTATATGGAACTTCCTACATATACATACGATCAAATGACGTATGAGGAGAAGCGGATTATCACGGAAGAAATTACACGGCCAGTCGTCATACGCGGATTGTATGAACCTAAGGCGAGAAAGATGTCATTTGAACAGATTGTCAAATTATTCGGACATGTAAAACTCCCGGTCGAGTTATACGATACACATGATATAGTTACGACCGAGGCTATCATGGGGAGTTCGAGTGTTCCAAATCTTATACGTCATTGGGAAACAAAATCAACTCCATCCGTATACTGTGCGGAGGTTGACCTTTTCGAACAACGAGTATCCAAACCCCTACTCGACACATTGTACAATCCAAACACAAGTGCCAGAAAGGTTGAAGCGTTGATGTTATACCTGGGAAACAATCATTCTAGTGGGTTACATTTACACGTCAACTACGATTACGTATTGAATCAATTGTTTGGGTCAAAGACGGTGTACATATTCGACAATTACGACAATCCCAACATTCATAAGAATAGTGTTTTTTCTGTGGGTAAATCCAATTTTGCAAAGGAGGACTTTTTCAAGATGGACCATAGCAAAATGAAAATATACAAAGTGACGTTAGGACCTGGTGATAGTCTGCTGATTCCACCTTGGTCATGGCATGCCACACAGGGACACGGAATCAATATGTCCATCACACAGATTTTCCAACGGAAAAATATTTGGTATCTACTTAAGAATCCAAATTTGATTCCAAATTATTACTCCGATGAATACTTGACCCAACTCATCGTGGTGATCATCATCCTTTTCATCGTCATGTATTTCAGGCGTCGATCTCACCACGCTCAATGAGCTTTTTACGATTCGCCATGTGAAGGCCCTCAACTTCAGACTTATTCTGTGCCGCGTATGGAACGGCGTACCCATTGTCACACATCCACTTGTTTACGTTGGTCCAGATACCATCCTCACATACCCAAACCTCTGCGAGTACACGACCAAACTTACCCCTCGAATCCGCCTCCGGGCATCTGAGTTCGATTTCGATATCATCCTTCTCAGACGCAACCGCCTTTAGACACCACTCCTTGAGCTTCTTCTTCGAGAGGAGACCAAACTTCTTCTCCTCCTTGTCTGACGTACGCGACTCCGGGGTGTCAATACCTAGGAGGCGAACACGCTGCTTCGTACAGACATCGAAGCCAAGGTCGATGGCGACGTCGATAGTATCACCATCGACAACCCTCTCAAGGGAGGAGACACGGTACTTGAAGTTACAGGGCTCGACGTTGTAGGAAGACATTTTCTATTCTCAAGACACTTAAAATCTTTATGCTACGTTAAGATATGAAATGTATCGCAACTTTTTCCGAAAATAATTTGTACAAAATCAAACTGGCAAAGACTCGTAAGAATGTTCTTGAAGGTATGTACAGACGACCGAGTATCGTGGAAGTGCGTCCAATTAGAGAAAATCTGAGACTTCGTTTACGCTTCACTGAAGCGATAAAAGAAGCACAGGAAATATGCGAAGATAACATAGAGTCCCAGGAGTGTCACTGGGCATGGTACGAGGTGGATGAGTTGGAGGATTCCATCATGCGTCAATGACGACCGTAGGTGGTTCGTCGTCGTACCCATAGAATTTGATGGAAACGCCATAGAGTTCATTGAGTCTAGGGTGTAGGTCCTCATTGATGAACCATTTCCATTCACGCAAATCTGTAGAAAAGTATTCACATCTATCTTCCCCGAAGCTACGTTCGAGAAGGAAGTCTTCGTAGCGCACCTCTTTCATGAGGGAGAAGACTCCCTCTGGTACGGGGACTGTACCCTTTTTCACCGCATCGAATATGTCGATGACATAATATCCACGTGCGTCGCAGATTATGTTCACTTGTATATCGGGGAATCCTTTGATGAAGGATTCAAGGTCGGCGTTACTCGGGAGAGTTGTGAAGATTGTGGGACCGACTTCATCAGGAATCACCTGTAGGAGTGAGGGGTGTGTGTGATACGCTACGGGTGCATCAGACCACTCTTCCTCAAGAACGCTCGAGTCTATTCGAGCCCTCTCTTTGGAAGTCGCATAGGTGAGACCCTTGTAATTCATACACCTATCGTACTTGACTTTACCTCCATATTCCCACCTATTCTTCGACGACATTTTGCTCACAGATTTCAAATCTCTCACTACGATTTTTGTAATGTGTAAGCGCCGTGCGGTCATCCTACATTCATAATGACATTTTTATCAAGGAGTGTAATCTCACCGAGTTGATCCCATGTGTAGTACTTGATGGATATGCCAAACTTTCTGCGCATGATGGGGTCTATGTAGTTGTTCACAGTTCGTTTCCATTGAGTGGGTGTGGTTTGAAAGTATTCCAGGTTACTCCAGTTCACAGATACACGCTGAAATTCTCTGGAACTCAAGAAGCGATTAAATTCTGCGACAACTTCATCTGGGTTGGGTTTATTCATATTCGTTTCAA